TTAGCAAAAGAAGATGATGATTTAATTCTGCAAGAGGATAATTCTAAAATTATATTATAATGGCAAATTCAAAAATATCTGCTTTACCAATAGCAACTGCATTGCAAGGTGATGAATCTTTTGCATTGGTTCAAAGTGGTACAACTAAAAGAACTACGTTAAGTGATATAGACAATTATGTTATTGCAACACACATAACAGTTGCAGATGGTACTACTGTAAATTTATCAGATAGCACTTATACTAGTTCTACTTTAATAAAGTTCACATTTACTGCAACGGGAGGAGTAGAGAATGCAACGGTTAATTTGCCCGATGTAAACGGAACAAACACAAATAGATTAATAAGATTTATATCTGACACAACATTTACATCCAATACAAGAGTAAATTTAACTACCACAAATGGAGCAACCATAGATGGTTCAGCATCTCCTTATACAATCAACAAAGAATACGAAGGTGTTCAGTTGTGGAGCGATGGAACAGAGTGGTTCATAGTTCAAAAGAAAGCATGAAAATGCAAAATAAATTTTAATAAACGTTATATAAATATGAAATCAAATGAAGTTTTAAACCAAATCAAAACAGTTTTGGGAATGGAAGTTAATCTTGAAGAGAATCTCAAAGAGGTAAAACTTGAAAGCCTAAAATTAGAAAATGGAACTGTTGTCGAGGCAGAATCATTTGAAGCAGGTAATGATATTTTTATCGTAACCGAAGATGAAAAGGTAGCACTTCCCGTTGGTGAATATATGCTTGAAGATTCAAGACTTTTAGTTGTTGAAGAAGAAGGCAAAATTGCTGATGTTAGAGAAGTGAGTGATGAAGTTCCACAAGAAGAAACAGAAGATTTAGTTGAAGAAGATTTAGCTGAAGAAGCGGATGTTGCTGATTGGCAAGGAATGGAAGTAAGAATTAAAAATCTTGAGGATGCTATTGCGGATTTAAAAGCCGATAAAATGGAAGCTAGTAAGGTAGAAGAGGAAGTTAAAGAAAAACTTTCTGCTGAACCGGCAACCAAGCCTATCAAGCACAATCCCGAAGGCGAATCAAGAAAACAAATAAAAATGCACATTTCTCCGAATAGGGTAATGAGTACTAAGGATAGAATTTTTAAAAAAATATCAAATATAAAATAAAATGGCTGTAAACATAACCAGTACCTACGCAGGAGAATTTGCAGGAGAATATATCTCTGCTGCCCTTTTGAGTGGAAACACCATCGCAAACGGTGGTATCGAAGTAAAACCAAATATCAAATACAAAGAAGTTATCAAGAAGGTAGCAACTAGTGGTTTGGTAGTAGATGCAACTTGTGATTTTACAAGTGCAGGATCAGTTACATTAACTGAAAGAATTATTCAACCCGAATATTTCCAAGTAAATCAAGAAATGTGTCTCACACCTTTCCAATCTGATTGGGAGGCTGCTCAAATGGGATATTCTGCTTTTGATCAATTACCTCCTAAATTCTCCGATTTTATTATTGGACAATTTGCTGCTGAGGTAGCTGCTAAAACAGAATCTAACATTTGGAGTGGAGTAAACGCAAACGCAGGTGAGTTTGACGGCTTTACAACTCTTATGACGGCTGACGCTGATGTAATTGATGTAGCTGCAGGTGCAGTTGTTGTTGGAAATGTAGTTGCTGAAATGCAGAAAATAGTTGATGCTATTCCTGCTACTTTGTTCGGTAAGGAAGATTTACACATCTATGTATCACAAAACATTGCCAAGGCTTATGTTGGTGCAATGGGTGCATTAGGAAGTGGTATTGACAACAGAGGAGCATTGTGGTATCAGAATGGCGCACCTTTATCTTTCGGTGGTATTCCTTTATTTGTTGCTAATGGATTAGCAAATAACACTGCGGTAGCTGCTGAGAAGTCTAATCTATATTTCGGAACTTCTCTACTTAGCGACCAAAACGAGGTTCGCCTCCTAGACATGAGGGATTTAAATGGCAGCCAAAATGTGAGACTTATCATGCGCTTTGCAGCAGCCGTACAGTACGGAATTGGTTCTGACATCGTTCTATACTCTTAATTAATTTTAACCATAAAGAAGGGTAGGTGGTAAAAGTCTATCTACCCTTTTTTATTTAAACAAAAAAAAACATGGCTTGTAACGTAACATCGGGAAGAGTACTTCCCTGTAAAAGTGCCTTCGGAGGAATTAAATCAGTATTTTTTGCTGAGTTCCCTGTTGAGGCAACAATCGAAGGAACAGACCCTGCTACCTTAAACGAGGTAACTGCATTTACTGATTCCCCTGTTTGGTATGAGTATGAGGTAAAAGGTAATTCTAGCTTAGAAACTACAATTACTAGTTCTAGAGAAAATGGAACTACTTTCTACACTCAAACGCTAAACCTTACTTTAACATTCTTAGATAACTTAACTAAAAATCAAGTTCAATTAATCGCAGCAGGAAGACCTGTGATAGTTGTTCAAGATTACTACGGACATTTGTTCTTGTGTGGTTATGAAAACGGAATGGAATTAACAGGTGGAACTATTGTAACAGGAGCAGCCGCAGGTGATCTCTCGGGATTCACTATGGTGCTAGAAGGAATGGAAGAAACCGCACCGTACTTTGTACAGTCGGGAGCAGGAGTAACGGCAGCAGCCTCTCCTATCAATCCTACCCCTTAATTTTTACTAATTTATTTTAAAAGCATCTCTTTATAGGGGGTGCTTTTTTTTTGTCTAATTTACTTTTTACCTCTAATTAATTTATAAATGAACGAACTGTACTCTCAAATTAAAACTCTAGAAAATCAATTAACGGGCAATATGTTTTCAGACATGGAAATAAAGGATAAAATACATAATATTAAAATGAAAATAAACGGTGCTAAACCTTCTAATTCAGAAATTGATTGTGTTGGGTGTGGATCATAAAACAAAATAGATAAAAAAATACGTTACTTAAATATGGTTATAGCAACAACATCCGCAACGGCACAAACATTCTATGTAATACCTAGAGATTATACGTTAACAACTTTTACTATGACTATAAGAGATGATTCAACAAACGTTAGTGTTAATTATACAATTACGGGTGCAAGTGTATCGGGGAACTATGTTACTTTTCAGAATACCTTTTCGCCTGTTTTGGTTTCTAATCACTTTTATGATTTCAAATTAGTATCGGGAACAGATGTAATTTTTAAGGATAGAATTTTCTGTACAGATCAAACTATTAATCAAGTTGCTAACGATTACTACAAATTAAACGAGGGACAATTTACAAGTGATGATTCCTTTAACAATGAATATATCGTAATATGAAAAGAAATAAAAGTCTGCCTGTTGGGGTGACAAAACAACCAAATATAGGAGTTGTTAATTTAAGCACTTATACATCCCCCGAAATAATAGAAGTAAAGAATAAAAGTTGGGTTGAATACGGACAAGATAATAATTATTTTCAATTCTTAATTGATAGATATAACGGTAGTCCCACAAACAACGCAGCCGTAAACGGCATAAGTCAATCTATTTATGGCAAAGGATTAAACGCAACAGATGCCAATAAAAAACCCGATCAATATGCCCAAATGATTTCAATGTTTGGAAAAGATTGTGTTAGAAAATTATCCTATGATTTAAAATTAATGGGACAATGTGCTGCTCAAATAATCTACTCAAAAGACAGAAAGAAGATTGTCAAAGTAGAACACTTTCCAATTGAAACTTTAAGGGCAGAAAAGGCAAATGAAGAAGGTGATGTACCTGCTTATTACTATTTTAAGGATTGGACAAACATAAAACCAAGTGATACACCTTTAAGAATCCCGGCATTTGGGATGTCAAAAGAGGATATTGAGATTTTATATATTAAACCATACAAAGCAGGTTTCTATTATTATTCGCCAGTAGATTATCAAGGTGGTTTGCAATATTGTGAGTTAGAAGAAGAGATTTCTAATTATCACATTAATAATATAATGAATGGGTTAGCACCATCTATGCTTATTAACTTTAATAACGGCACACCCAACCAAGAAGAAAGGCAATTATTAGAAAACAAAATTGCATCTAAGTTTAGTGGAACATCAAACGCAGGTAAATTCATACTTGCATTCAATGATAATGCAGAAT